CGGCCGTGATATTGCTCGGCCTGGCAGTGGGCTTGCTGGCCTACATGTTTGTTTGGCTTTCTATCAGAGATCCGAAAACGGGGAGGCAGAATTATGAAGAGCCTGGTAAGTGATTCGTTAAGAAGGTTGGCCGCGTTTTTTTTCGCCGTCGCGTTGATTTTTTGCTTCGCCCTGCCCAGCGCCCTACCCTTCGACAAAGAGTTTGGCAAGCTGGCTTTCCCGGAGAGCGGCTACAACGAAGACATCGCCCTTTCACACATCACCCTCAGCGCCTGCGGTACCGGCTATGGTCTGCTGCCCGTTTGGAACGAGGAAGCGCAGCGCCAGGAGTGGGAATGGGGTTTAGGCGTCTGGCAGTCGAGGGGTTCCGGCTTTGTCGTTCGGGGCAATTATGTGATTACCACGGCGCACGTTGTAATTCCGAAGGTCGTTACGATCAAAACCGGCAGTGCGGTTTCCTGGCAGGTTTTGATGCGGCGGCTTGATAGCCGAATGATTTATGCCGCGTCCTGGGGGGAACAGGGACCGCCGCTTGATGTGATTTACGTAAACGAGGGGCAGGACGTGGCCCTGTTGAAATTCCGGCATCCCCGGATTCCATTTAAAGAGTCACCCATTCGCTTGTCTTTTACAATGACGACAGTCCTGATGCCATTTGGACCTATGCAATTTGATGCAATAGGCGCGGGCGATGCGATCTGTACGGTTGTGCATAAGAGGGATAGCGAGTCGGGGGATATTACATGGACCTATGAGTTGCGGCGCGGCGAGGTTCGAGCTTCGCGGCCTTCGGCTCCGGAGGGGCACGAGTTTGTTTTGCCGTATTTAAGCCCATCCGATTTTACGATGGACCTCGAAGTTATCCCCGGAGATTCCGGCAGTGCCGTGATTGCCTTTGACTGCGGGGAGCCGGTGATTATCGGGGTGGCCAGGGCGTTTCTTGATCATCCATCCGAACGATGGTCTTACGCAGCCCGAGTTGACGTTCTTATTCCCTTCCTGTGGGCGGTGAGATAGGAGTCGCGATGCCGGTAACAATTTCCAAGAAGGACGGCAAGTACGAAGTTCGAACCCCGGGCGGGGTGAAGGCAAAGAAAACTTCGCTGAAGAAGGCTAAGGCTCAGGAACGCCTGCTCAATGCGGTTGAACACGGCTGGAAGCCCACCGGGCAGCGAAAAACGAGCTTGCTGGGATAGCCAGCGCGGGAGGAAAAGTGGGACTCGGAAGCGAAATTTATGTTCAGGACAGGGTTGATCCGTTGGGAGCCGGGGAGCAGCGCGAGGGTTGGAAGGCCCTGATCTGGCTTCTGGCGTTTATCGTCATTCCGTATATTATCGGGTTAACCATAAGATGAGTGATGATGCGCGCCGGCTGGCCCTTGAGAAGAAGATTCGCGACCTTGAGGACGTTATCCGTTCTCATGCGGGCGCCCGGAAAATTGAGGAGTGGTCGCCGTGGCCCCACCAGCAGAAGGGCCTGGATTACATCCGCGCCGGCAAGAAAACAATCCTTCTTCAGGGTGCTAACCGGATTGGTAAAACTGTCTTCGGTTCCTGCGTTGTCGGGGCTGCGTGCCTTGGCATCGAGCCTTGGTCTGGTGAGCCCACTATATTTGGAAAAATTCCTATCCGCGCTCGGATTATCGCTGTGGATTGGGAACATCACGCGAAGGAAGTTATTGTCCCGGCTCTCAAGGAATGGCTTCCCGTCGGAACCTACGAGACTCGAAAAAATAATGTGGGAGTTGAGACGTATTGGGATTTCCCGGAGACGAAATCGACGATAGAGTTGATGACCCACTCCCAGGAAACGAGGATCCATGAGGGGTGGAAGGGGCACATCGTTTGGAGTGACGAGCCTCTGCCCAAAGACAAATACACCGCGAATAAGCGCGGGCTGATTGATTACTCCGGAATTTTTATTATGACCATGACGGCTCTCTATGAGCCGTGGATTCTCGACGAAATTGTTCTGTCGAGTCAATCAAGCGTAGGCTGTGTCCTCGAAGTCCCGATGAGGGCGAACCCCCTTCTTAGGGATGACGACATTAAAAATTTCTCACAGGGACTTTCCGAGGAAGAGTTGGCCGTCCGGGTAGCTGGTGGGTGGCTCCAGCTATCCGGCCTGATCTTGAAGAAATTCGACCGGGACGTAAACGTCGTGGCTGACTTCTCGGTCCCCGTTGACTGGCCGACGATTGCAGTTATCGACATTCATCTCAATAAGCCCCAGGCGATTGGATTTTATTCCTGGGATAAATACGACCGTCAGTACGCGGTTGAGGAAATTTGGGAGCATTTGACCCCGGAACAGATCGGGGACGAAATCGTGAGGAGGAAATTCTCGTATCCCCGCCTCCGGGAGGCGTATATCGACCCGCTGGCCAAGGGGGACAACCTGTATGTAAAAAATAGGATCAACGTCGAGGATACTTTCTCGATTGTATCGAAAAAGCTGACCCCCTATGGAATCCGGCTGCACGTTGCTTCTAAGGACAAGGCTTCCGGGATTCAGAACATAAATGCTAGATTAGAGGGCGCTAATAAAATGCCTGCCCTTTTCTTTTTGCAACGATGTGTCCGGCATATCTACGAGGCAACCCGATGGATCTACGACAAGGAGGGGAAACCTCAAAAAGAAAACGACCACATGATGGAGAACCTTTACAGGTCAACGCTGGCGGGAATGAAATACACACCCCCGGAGCTTTTCAGCGGTAAATTGAAATACGAAAAGTCCGGGGTGGTATAGGGAAATCATAATGCCTGAAAACAAAAAAGACGTTCGGCAGTTTTTGATGGATCAGTTGAAGTCTCTGCGGGAAGATATGGAGAAGCTGACCAGCGACCGTGTCGATGCGATGCAGTTTTATCGTTCCGACCCGGCGATTGTCGAGTTGGTTACAAATAGATCCAATGCTACGACCACGGACCTAATGGACACCATAGAGTGGGCAAAGCCCGCCCTGCTCGAAGTCTTTGCCAGCGGAGACGAGGCTTGCAGCCTGCGCCCGAAATCGGAACAGGATACGGAATCCGTTGCCAACCTTGACCTTTTGGTGAATTATCAGCTTCGGGTGCAGAATAATTGGTTTATGGTTCTTCACGACTGGTTGGACGATTGCCTGAAGTTGAAAACGGGGTGGATTAAGTATCAGTGGTTTAAGGACGTGCAGGAGTTTGACAAGGAGTACGAGGGCCTGACCGAGGATGAATATCAGGCCAAGAAGGTCGAGAAAAATGCGACTATCTCCGCGGAGCGTGCATATCCAGACCTTAACGCCCCGCCTGCTCCGATGCCCGTTATGACGCCCGGAATGGTCTCTCCGCAGGCACAAAACCTGTACGACATTACGGTCCATTACCGCATAGAACTTGAATACCCGTTGATTGAGGCGATTCCGGCGGAGGATTTCTGGTTCCCCGTCCGTGCCCGGAAGGTCGAAGATTTTGCGTTTTGCGCCCACCGCACGTCCTATCCCAAGTGGAGAATGATTAAACTTTTCGGAGAGGCCAAGTTTAAAGAAGTCGAGTCCTCCAAGGGGAAGCAGGACGAGTCAGAGCGGGACGATCAGGTTAAGAGAGCCCGCCTCGCGGATCTGGGGGGAGACTCATTTTTCTACGACGAAAAAATCGACGAGTATTGGGTATGGGAATGCTTCTACCGAGATCCCGATTCCGGCACTCCGATGATTGCCCCACTGTGCGCCGACGTTCTGATGTCGAAGCCGGCGGTAAATAAATATCGGAAGCCCCCGTTTCACGGGATCACCCCGATCAAAATGGCCCATCGGGTGGCCGGGTTCAGCTTTTACGACCTGATAAAAGAGTTGCAGCGCGTCCGGACAGCCCTGTTACGCCAAATTCTGGACAATGTTTATTTTGCCAATAACCGTCGGTATTTTGGTGACCCCGAACGGATTAATGTGAATGACTACCTGAAGCACAATTTCCCGGGGGCGCTTGTGCGTACCGCGGGTGACCCCAGGGAGGCTATTATGCCCGAAGAAAAAGCACCGCTGCCCCCGGAAACCTTTCAGTTTTGGGAAATGCTGAACGTAGAAAAGGACTATCATTCTGGGGTTCCGCGGAGCTTCCAGGGTGTCAACCCGAATGTTCTGAATAAGACCTGGAGAGGCCAGAACGAGCAGGTTTCCCAGGCGTCGCAGCGCATCGCCATGATGGCTCGCCTTATTGCGGAAATGGGCCTGGCCCCGCTGGTTCGGGACATCGTGGACATCAATATCTGGTTCCTAAAGAAGAAGCAGGCGGTTAAATTCCTGAACACCTGGAAAGATATTTCCCCTGAGCAGATCACGGGCCAGGCAGACTGCATTGTGAACGTCGGCCTGGGGACCGGGAATAAGCAGCAGACCATCGTTTTCATGCAGCAGCTTCTCGGGCTGTACCAGCAGGTTGTCAAGAGCGGGATTCCCTGCGTGACGCCTACCAACGTGTACAACGCGATCAAGGAGTTGGTCAAGGCCATGGGCCTGCGGAACGTCGGGGATTTTGTTACCGACCCGAAATTTGTCGAGCAGATTACCGTTCTGCTGGGGACCCTTGGAAAGATGGGGGCAGCCGCACATCCGCAACTTGGCCCGCTCTGCATGGCTATCGCCTCGCAGCTTGGCCTGCTTCCGAAACCCGGCGAGGGCGGAGAGAACACAGAGGGCAGTTTTCCTGGACAGGAAACCCCGGCACTTCCGGAAAATGCGGCCGAGCCGAATCAGCCGGTCGAGCAATCATTGGGAGGTAATATAGGGTGAGCATTTTTGGGAGGATCTTCGGAGAGAAGCGTGCCGAGCCCACCGTTTCCATTAAGAGCTCGGGATTGACTGCCCAGGAGCGGGGGACTTACGCGCGGCAGTTGCAATCCAACCCCCTGTGGGCGGAGTTGATGGATGCCTTGGAGGGGGAGTCCTTTAAGGTATGGGCCTCGACCGACTTACAGGAGTCGGAAGCGAGAGAACATCTGTACCGGCATTACCGTGCGCTCAAGATGATACGCGCCCGGATTGAGTCTTTTATTTGCAACGCAGCATACGAAGAGTCGCTGGAAGCAAGGGAATTAAATACGCCGCAACCTGAAAAGGGACGGTAAAAAATAGGGAGGAATAGGTCATGGAATTAGCGGAAAAATCTGAAAAGACAGCAGCGGAAGTTACGACTCTCGGTCAGGACCCGGTTGAGCCGGCAAGCCGTGGCGATGAGTCTGTGACGGAAGATGCCCCAGAATTTGAAGAGGAAGAGGGCGCGAAGGCGGAACCCAAGGAATCTTCAGGGGGGGCAGAGGCCAAGCCGGCCGTCGGAGAAGCCGGTAAGGTAGTAGCCGCGAAAGCCGTATATACTCCGGAGGAGCTTGAGGCTCTTCTGCAATCAGAGGGGGACGTTGACACCTCTCGCCTGTCGCCCGAGGGGAAGGCGCTTATGAAGTCTTTCCAACGGGGCCTTGACAGGAAGTTTCAGCAGGTCGCTGAAATGAAGAAGTCCATTGCCGCACAGGGTCCGAAGACACCCCGGGAAGAGTTATTCGACCGATACGTGAAAGACCCCGGCGGAGTGGTGGGCGAGATCAACGCGGAAATCGAGAAGATGGAGTCCGTGGACCCCACGGACGAGAGGTATACCGAGGCTCGGCGCACCGTGGCCAGGCTTCAGGCCCTCAAAGACGACTTCTCTGTGAGGCGGCAAGACGTTATCGAACATGGCCGGCAGGTGGACAGCATAGTTGCTACCACCCAGGCCGAGATCCTGAAAGAGATTCCGGACTTCAAAGAGAAGGCCGACAAGCTGACCGAGTTTGCAGTTGGGGCGGGGCTGAGCATCCAGGAAGTCAGAGCCCTGACCGACCCGACCATCGTCGGCCCGATGGCCCTCAAATTGACCCGGGTTATCAACCATCTTTACGATAAACTTCATGCCCCGGTTTCCGCCGAGAAGAAGGTTAAGAGGGATGCCCCGCCCCCATTACAGCGGGGGGGTGCTTCGGGCGCCCTCGATAAAAAAGGTGAGGACGACCCGGGCAAGTTGTCCATGTCCGAATACCTGAAAAAAAGGAAATCGTTCGCTGAATAATTTTAGGAGAGATTTCAATGGCTAACACCCTGATTACCCCCAGCATCATCGCCAAAGAGGCGTTGCTGTGGTTCGAGAACAACATGGTTTTTGGTGGCCTTGTTCACAGGGACTACAAAAAGGAATTCGTGAAAATCGGTTCCAAGGTTTCCATCCGGAAGCCGGTGAAGTTTGTGGCCTCTGACGGCGCGACCCGCGTAAACCAGAACGTGTCCGAAAGCACAACGGATATCACCATCAACAAACGGAAACATGTGTCCTGGACCTTTTCCATGCAGGATCTTACCCTGACCGTGGCCGAGTACAACAAACGGTATATCCAGCCCGCCTGCGCGGCCCTGGCTAATATCGTTGACTCCGACCTGGCGGATCTGCATTCGTCTTTCTTCATGAACGTCGGGACTCCAGGCTCCGCGCCCTCGACCTTTGCTGTTTGGCTGGCCGCGATGCAGAAGGCCGATGAGCAGCTTTGGCCCCGACAGAACCGAAGCATCGTTCTGAACCCCCGGGCGAAGACCTCCCTGCTGGACTCCCTCGACGCAAACATCTTCTCCGAGAAGTTGACGGAAGATGCGATCATGAGAGGGGCCTGCGGGAAAATCGTTGGCATGCCGATTTACGAAGACGCCAACATCAAGACCTTCACCCCCGGGACCGTTGTGGTCGGCGACACGACCATCTTTGCGACAAACCCCACCACGACTACAATTACCGTGACGGGTAGCGGCGGAACGCATACCTGGAAGG